CCCTTCTGAGAACAGGGACGAGTAAGAACGACACAGGACACTGGTGGGGCGTCAAAACCCTCTGTGAGCACCGCTACGTTGACAACAACCTGCACGTCGCCATGCTCTAGGTCATGTAGGATTTGTGCGCGTTCGTCCTTGGGCGTCTCTCCTGTCACAACTTCTGCATTGATGTCGTTGTCGATGAATGTCTGTGTCAGGTCATATGCGTGTCTGATTGTGCTACAAAAGACTACGGTCTTGCGATCTGCTGCATGGTTCAACCACTCCTCAACAACTTTATTATTAATCACCTTACGGTTCATGATTGCTTCAACTTCGTCCATATCGAAGTCGTTGCCCTTGCGCTTGACGTTGTTAAGCTCATCTCCAACGCCACAATCTACAACGTAGGTGCGTGGTGGCACCAAGAATCCTTCACGAATCAGCGTTGTGATTTCGATCTGATGTGAGCAATTATTGAAGACTCGGCGCAAACCTTTGCCATCACCACGATTGGGTGTGGCTGTGAATCCAACGATCTCTGCGTCAGGATTGTCGGACCTTACTGCGTCGATAACCCGAACATATGTATCTGCTGCTGCGTGATGACTCTCGTCAACGACAACCATGTCGAATGCGGGTCTGTCACGTAGGTTACGTTCGCGTGAGATTGTTTGCACCATAGAGAATACGGCGTCACCGTCCCAGTGTTTAACTGTGCCGTTTACAATGCTTGTTGTGATGTACGGATTGATGCGTTCGAACTTGGATTTGTTTTGCTCAACAAGTTCGTCTCTGTGCTGCATCACAAGAATCTTTTTGCCATCCTTGAATCGACGCCCAACAAGAGCGGATAGCATGATGGTTTTTCCTGCACCTGTAGGCGCGACTACAATTGTGTTCTTATGGCTGTCGAGGGCTTTACATGCATCATCAACAGCCGCCTCTTGATAGGGGCGCAGTAACATGATGGGACTCCGTTTAATCTAGAAAGTGAGGGGGGTTTTGGCCCACGGCCCCCCTATCCGTGGTCTAGCAGGTAGTTGGAGTTAACCTGTGCCGCTAGAATTAGCGATTAGCCCAACTTGGTACTGCACCACCTGTAGCCTGTTGTTGAGGCTGTGGTGACGGAGCTTGTGCTGCCGCCATAGGTGTTTGCATAACTGGTGCTTGACCAGATGGGATAAAATCCTTTTGATTAGGAGTCAGAGCCGCTGTCAGCTTGTTGCTGTCTGAGTAGCCATTCGTCCCTTTCTTGATGCCTACTTTAGCGCAAATCTCCATACCGCTCAAGTCATTAACACTTGAGATGTTACGGCGTTGCTGCGCTGCATCAGACATGTCCGCAGGATCAATGTTATTTGCGCTTTCGATGATCTGACGCAATGTTTGCAATCCGATCTCTTTTGCTTGTGGCATACCACTTGCGCCTAGCTTGTCGCCATCAACAAAGATGCGGTCCCAGAACTTACGACGGTCATGTTCGCCGCCTACGATTGTGAACTCAAGTTCCATCCACTTTGCCTTGGTTGACTGAGATGCCTTGAACCACTGGCCTACGCCAAACTCTGGAATTTCCATATCACCCATTTTCACAACGATAACGGCGCGACAAACTGTGCCATTCGGAATTAGGGTGCGCTCCATTGATGGAGCTTCTGCAGCGGGTACATTATTAAGATTAAGCATTTGCGATTTCTCCTTCGCTAGAATTTTGCGACTTTGGGTCAACAAAGTCTAATGGTCTTTCTGATTGCAGTGGACCTGCATTCATTTTGTTGATCAGCTTGCCAAGGTGTGGCTCTTCAAGCGTATCAAGTCTACCAGAGCGATCCTTAGCAGGATAGCCCCATTCGTTTAGGGCACCGCAAACGAAGGCACGATAGGGTCCTGTATCTCCCCCAAGAACAGCCATCGTGATCACTTCGTCTACGATTCCCGGCAATTCACGTCCAGTCTTACTCCCTTCGATCTGAAGTGCGTATTGCTTGCGTCCGTAATCATCGGTGATCTCGTCCAAAATACCCACGAAGATTACGTTCTTTTCGCGAATATGCTGTAGGTGCGTTAACCAAGCCATCATTTCGCGTCCGTGCATGCCATAGGCTGCACGAGTGTCCAACTTGCCAGTCCTATCGGATCGTGCTTCTGGCTGTTGTTGGCACCACTGGAAACACAAGCGTCCTGCTACCGTGATCGAATCAACGAAAACAGTATCGTAACGACCCATGATCTCTGTCGGGTCACCGTATGTTTGCACAACATAGTCATAGTGTGCTTGGCTATACGGTTGCTCTTCTGCGAGTGATGGGTTTGGCCCACCAATAAAGCATGCGAAGTCACGGCATTCTGCCCATGTTTGAGGACGTAGCACGTCGATGGGAAATCCTTCGATTGCCGCATCACCTGCCTCTAAGTCCAAAAATAGTGTAGTATCTGGCTGTAGTGTACGAGCCAATGTTGTTTTGCCTACGCCACTAGCACCGCAGACCACGATCTTGTGACCGCGCTTTTCGGCTAGGCGTTGTTCGGCTGTAATAATTTGTAAACCCATTAGTCCACCTCTTCAATTGAGAATCCACCAACCTCAACCGTGCGGCAGGGTTCTAAGACTGCTTTGATCGCGGGTGGTGCTTGTGTGTACTTGCGCTCTTCTACCGCAAGCGTAAGTTTGCCATAGTGACGTGCATCATTTTCAGGCATTCTCTGCAGCACGTAACTTAGCTCATCTTGATTCCACACAACCTTTTTGCGGATAGTCGCCTTGAGCTTCTTGTTACCCGCCACGATGTATGTGGTGCCAAAATCTTTTCCGTCTGCACGTAATGCATCACGCGCCACGGTTAACCATGTATCTGAGATTTCTTCTTCAACGTCTTTTAACTCTGCACGAAGACCTGCGATGATCTCCTTCAGTTCGTCACGACGTTCTAACAGTTCGTTACTGTTCATATCGTCCTCCAATTTTCTAGAGTCTTAAATCTAGGAAAGTATGGGACGACTGTCAACCACTTTTTTTGGAAAGAAAGATTTCGATGTTATGAACAGCTTTCATCAATTTCTTTTTCAGTTTAAATTCAGGGGTTTCTACGCCTTTGGCATCTTCGATGATGTGTTCCCACTCACCGTCTTTATTTTCCCTGTCGTACTGAAAGTCCGCAACGTAGGTGCAAATCTTTTGACCATTTACTGTAATAATGAAGCGAGGCTGTAGCTCCAAATTCTTTACACGCCCAGCGCGTTCGAGCGACTTTAAATATAGATAACGCTGTGATTCCCATTTCGAATCAAACTTGATCCCATCAACGACGGTTTTCTTGTTCCCATACTTGGGCCTTGACCTCTTGGACTTGGGATTGTATGTTGTTTTCGAGTACATTCTGGGAGTTATGCTAGTGCCTAAGTCATCTAAATACAAGTCTATAAGCGTCAACGTAGACACTTACAATCAAATCGTCACTATGGCGGCGAAAGAGAAACGTAACATTTCACAACAGCTATCAATGATAGTTGAAAAAGCATGGCTAGGGTCTGGCGAGTCAATCAATAGCGGGACGTATGCCCCAAGACCTCAACGCGCGGGTCTAAGTGCCGTTATGGAAGACTAAAGCAAACCTGCGCTTCCAAGTCCACCTAACAATGTAGCTGCTATGTACGGGTTACGCTTCGCGCGCTCCCGTAAGTTTGCTTGCTGCTGCAAGATCGCAGGGTTAATTGTTCGGGTTACTTGTAAGTTCTCAGCAGTTACCGGGGGAAGCACTTGTGGAACACTTGTTCGGCTTGTGCGTGGTTGCTCCGGGGGAGTCCCACGAACCTGCTGGGGGCTTGTCAACAACTGAGCACCAGCTTGACGGCTGGCTACCTGACCACGGTTAATAGCTCCAAGTGTTGCACCAACGCCTTTTGCCAATCCTGACGCACGTTGACCAATTGTCGCACCTTCACCAGTTATTTGCGCTGCTGATTCGTTTAGTGCCTGAGTTAAGCTCTGTGCCGCAGCCTGTGGGCTTGTACGACCAGCTTTGACTTCCAGTGCGCGACGCATCACTGTTGGGTTGTTCATCATATAGTTAAGAACACGGAAGCGACCTGCTTTTGGAATATTCTTGACTGGGTTTGTGAACTGACCTGTGCGGATCGCGTCTGCGGCTAGAGAACCTGCTCCTTTTGATCCAGTGTCACGCAAGAAAACAACATCATCTGCAAGTTCTTTTATGTCTTTTACAGTCTGCTCACCAAGAACTTTGTTAAGCATTTCTGGCTTGTATGACTCTAGAGCGTTGCGAAGAGAGTATGCTGCTTTCTCGTTAATGAAGATGTCTTCGTCTACTGATCCAAGAATATCATTGATAATTGTTCGTCTTATTGTCTCTTGAGCTTCTGGGCTATCATCGAAGAACTTCAAGATTTTGTTCATCTGCGCACGAGTCATGTTGCGATTGGTGATTGCTGCTGCCGCTTCTTCTGGGTCTAGTGCGCCAGAGTTTAGACGCTTCAAGATGCTGGATGCTGCTGCCTCTTCAAGACCAATCTGTGCGTCACGAACGCTACGCAATGTGTTGACCACACCCGCGTCTGGGTTTTGCGAAACGATGCGATTTAGAGTTGCATCGTCAATTTTTTTAACACCGCCATAAGCAAGAGAACGCGCAAGGTTCTGAACTTCAGGCCACTGCTCACCAAACAATAGCTTACCAGTTTTGTCTTTGTTCATACGTTTAATTTTGCCGTAGAACTGAACACCGTTGAACTTTGTTGGATCAGCAAAGTCTTTGTTAGAATCAAGCAATGCTTCGTCAAGATAACGCTTTGCCAAGTCTTGACGTACAACTTCTTTTTGACCCTTGGCTGCATCTAGTGCAGCTTGAATACGAGCGGGTGTTTGAATGATCTTGTCGTAATTACGACCCACTTCTAGTTTTACGTTAACTCCGGGTTCTCCAAGATTCCGAACAATTCCAAGGTTCTCAAGGCGATTAAACATACGCATTTCAGCACGATATGCTTTGTTTGCATCTTGCAACAAGCTCATCGCTTGCTTCATCTTACGAGCGTTGCTGGGACCGCCAACACCAGTTAATGTAACATTTCCTTGCAACATATTATCAACAGTTTGTCGCATATCGACTAACAACCTGCGAGGCGTTGTATCTGTGATGCTCAGTTTCGGGTCCATCAATGTGTCTTGAATGTTTTTACGCAGTCCGCGCAAACCATTGAATGTAGTTTTACCCTGTACGGCACCTCTAGTAACAAGATCGTTAATCTGGCGACCAATTTCAGTAAACTCTTGAGGCGCAACAGATGACGCACCACCGTACTTACTTTCAATCACATCATCAAATCTTGTTTTTAATGCGGATATATCAAAGATAGGCAATTCGCCGCCTTGGACGTCAACTGTTCTACCATTTACATTTATAGTACCAGTAATCTCTGCAAGTTTATCGTCAACGAGCTTGTAGCTAACGTTTGCACCTTTTGCGAACTCATCGTAGTTATTCATCAACACAGAAAGAACGGCGTCATCAATCTCTGTTCCCTCTTTTGTAGACTTTGTTAGCAATGAGATTGTTTCATCTATCGCATCCATATGCGCTTTTTGCGCATCATCTAGTGCATTTTGCAATCTTGCTGCTTTACTTGGTGCCGCCCCTGCAATGACCTTGGAAAGATCGTCCACTGTAGCACCCGCTACAACCATACCATCTGCATCCAAGATTCCAGCTTCACGAAGTAGCTTGTCTTTCTTGTCCATAGCAAACAGAACGTTCTGAACCGCACGTTGTTCTTTACCTGAAATAGCTTCGGCGATCTGTGATGCACGAGAAATAGCCGCTGGCATACCTGCTGCTTCATAGCTTGGCATGCCGCCTTCATTCATAATGCGCAGTGCCTGTTCAGCTTGTGCTTGACCTAGCTGACGTTCACCCTGACCCATAGCACGAGCCGCTGCGCTTGCGCCTTTACCCGCGCCCTGAATCAATGCACGACCTGCTTTGAATGTGCCCATAGTCACAAGATCAACAGTACCTGCAATCGCACCTTCTGTGGCGGCTTGCTTGATTACATCTGTCTTACTTTGCTGTTGTAGGCCAAGAGCACTTTCGATGGCTTCCTCAAGAAGCTGACCACCCGCTGCACCTGCACCCGCACCAACTGCACCACCGATTAATGTTGGCGCACCGATAATACCACCGATGATCGAACCAATAGTTTCAGGTGCTAAACCTGCTACATCAGCAATATCGCGAAGACGGAACCCCTCTTCTTCGATCACCAAGTTCTTTTCAATTGGCTCATAACCTAACTTTGCCTGACCCTCTGGAGTCAAAGCCAAACGTCCCTCAGAATCTTTTGCAAACCCTGACTCACCAACCTTTTGGCGTAGTAGGTTTTCTTTCTCTTCTGCTGTCTCCATAAAAGACAACGCAGATCGAATTCCGCCCCCGGCCCCGGTTGTGTAGTCGAACATTTGTTCGTCTTTTCCAGAAACAGACTGAGAAAGCTCCGCAAATGATTTCGGCTTAGTCATCCCTAAAGAGCTTCCACGATTCTGAGACGCACGAAACCGCTTTAATTGCTCTTGAGGAGTTAATGGTTTTTTTTGTTTTTCCCTAAATTGGCGCAACTGCTCTTGAGGTGTCATATTTACGATCCCTTCTTAAAGTCGTCCATTGTTAGGTTAGTTCCATCTGCCTTGTTCATTGCATCAATTTCTTCTTGAGTTGGCATGTCGTCTTGCATTGAGCCAAACTGGATACCCGCGTTTTGCTCTAACCAACTAACCGCACGATCAAGATTCTCTTGAGGCTTCAAAACTGTTAGCTGATAAATATCTTCCAATTGACGCTTGATCAGTTCAACGTCACCACTTGTCCAGCTAATTTCACCGATACGCTTTGCAACCAATTTACGGTCATTGTCGGATAAAGTTTTCCCTGACTCTTTAAGAATTCTTGTTGCTTCATCAATTGCAAGGTTGTTTAGCATGCGCTTCGCATCAGTTACTGTACTCGGCATATCACCTGCAGGAATACCAAAGTTTCTTAATGCTTGCTGCATACCGCCTAGAATTTGACCCGGAATAGAAATACCTTCGTTTAAGTTTGAAATTAGTGTCTCAAACTTAGCCGAACCTGAGTTAATACCTTTTTGGTATTCCATAAAACGTCGAGCAATTGTTTCTGGCTTTTCAGCGATCTTAAATGCAGTAGGCGTCAAACCACCATAGTTTGCATCCGCAGGTGCTGCTAAGACTTGCAACTCTGGTGGCACCTCATCAGCTTTACCGCCAATTAGTGAGATACGTTCATAGCTTCCCCACATGTCGCCAAGATCAACGCCTTCTGCACGTTTTTCTAAGATTGCCATGCGATCAGACGCATCAATAAACTCATACTGATCTTCAAAGTCTTTGTTTTCAATCAGCTTGTTTAACTCTGTTTCGTTTAAATCAACAAACTCACCTTCGTCGAAGTTAGCAAACTCTGTACCTTTACCACCTTTTTTGTAGACCCAGTACTTGCCGCGCTTTTTGTTTGCCTCTGCCATAGCTTCATCTTTGGCACGATCAGAAGCTCGTGTTTCAAGGGCATACTTTCCTGCCGCAATGGCATTCGCACGAGCAGACTCTTTCGCTTGTTGCAGCATTGGCAATGCAGCTTCACCTGCCTGACCAACTGCACTCAAAATACGACCAACGTTAAAACCTTTACCCGCACGGTTCTGCATAAGCGCAAGACCCATAGCCATTAGAGCCTGACTTTTGTCAACTTTACCGCTGATGTCTATGCCAGTCGCTTCTGCAAACTCTCTCTTGTAATCGTCAATGCTACGTTCTCTTTCGTCTGGAGATGCGCCACGCACAGATGAAATAAAGTCTTCCATTGCTCCAGAGAATGTATCTTCCAAAACCTTTGTAGAATCTGCACTCTGCACAGGCATACCCGCCGCCGCTGCAATCTTGGCTTCTTCAGAGCGGAAGTCTTCTGCCTTTTGTGCTTCTGCCTGTTGGCGCACCTGCTCTATTGCATCATCAGGAGACCTGACCTCTGGCTTTGGTCTGCGCAACTCTGGAGACAATTGTTCGGGGCCTTCAAGCGAAAAAACACTCGGGTCTGCTGATAATATGTCTTCGACAGAAGGAAGTGTAGATGATGGCGCAGGGCGACCAGCTTCCACTACTTGCTGATATGCCTCTGCAAGTTCTGACATGTTTTCTACATCTGCCGCCACAGGCATAGAGCCTATGCCAAGTTTTTTGGCTACCTCTAGTGGAGACAATCCTGTACGGCTAACCATAGACTGAATTTGCTTATCAGTAGGAGTACCCTTTGTGAACGCAGTAGCTGGCCCCTCTTCCGCAAATGGAGAACGTTGCTGCATTGGGTTAAAGGTCAACCCTGCCTTCCCAAGCCCATACCTAGCTAATTCTGTTTTGTACTTTTGTCTTGGGTCCAATGCCATAATTGTTCGCCTTATCTGTTAAGCGGCGTTAATGCCTTGCAGTGTTGTGTACGCCCCAATTCCAGCAAGCATGGGGTTTGTTTGCTGATAAATTGGCTGCTGCACCGAACCGTACAGACTTGCTGAAGGCGAACCTGTTAACGCACCATACGCATAATTGTAAGGTAATAAAGCTTGCTCAGTCGGACGTTGCATCTCCTGACGCGCTGTCTCGATTTGCTGCTGACGATACGCACGATCCGCTTCGCCAACGCCCTGCATGAATGCCAAGTCGGCAGGAGCCATAGCACCATATACACGACCCACATCAGCCGCCTGACCCGCCATTGTACCGTAGGACTGACCAAGGCCACCGATAAGGCGACCTGCCTCCTGTGAAGCCGCTTGAGCTTGCTGATAATTCTTCAGACGAAGATCAGTCGCTGCCTTGCGCTTCGCATCCATGATATTTTTTTGAATTTCAGCTTCCTGAATGCCCTGACGTGATCCACCAAATGCACCTGCTTGAACGGCCTTAGATGCTGCACGATTCATTTCCATCTGCCCCTGACGGTCAATGTCACGCTCTGCTTCACGGATAACTGCATCCGTAAATGGGTTCATGAACGCGCCAACCGAATATGGGTTTGCAATGATGTTTTGAGCTTGAGTTAAAGCACCAAGACCCGCACCTAATCCAGATTGAGCCTGATTGAAATAAGGGTCTGTGCGTTCCATAAAATCTGGTACGCCGTCGCCATCTTGGTCTTGCTGTAAGTATTGTGTGCCAAACGTTTCTAGGCCAAAGCCAGTGATTTGACCTGTTACTGGGTCACGACCCATTTGCTGCGCCAAGCGATACGGCGCAATTTGAAACATTTTAGGGTCTTGAATAAGACCCCCACTAAAACCTGTGCTGGAATCGTAATCGCCGAAGATTGCATCCAGTAGGGCTTTTTCTCGAAGCTCAATGTACTCTGGACGACGCTGTATTGTTGTGTACGGTTCAGCCATATTACGCTCCTTGGCGACCTTTGGATGCTAACTGATTTTGCATCGCATAGGCGCGTTGAATACCCTTGTTAAGATCACCGTCACCAAGACCACGAACGGCATCTTTCTTGAGTACAAATTCTCCTGCCATAAGCATAGCAGGAACATCATCTTTTTGACCAGACCCTTCTGAGGGCATGATGCCTCCATTGCGGCGGGGGAAGTACTCTCCGTCAATATAGCCACCTTCAGCCAAACGACGAGGAATATTTAGCCGAGTTGGCCCTTCTACGCCACCAAATGGACGGCTCATCATTTCTGGCTCTTCGTCATCTTTGCCGAACAATTTATCGAGTGCGACAGAACCTAAGCCGAACATAAGTGCCTCACCCACTCGTGAATTCAAAAGGCTAGCGGCTTTACTATTTGGGTTGAGAATACCAGCATCTGCCAAAAACGGCGCAATTCCAAGTGTGCCTTCTGCTGCTGTAATCCCCGGAACGCTTGCAATGCCCTTTGCTGCTGCTGAAGGCATTCCTGCTGACTTTGCAGCTTTTGCTGCTGCATCTAAGCTGGGCATTCCAGATGGCCCAATTGGCACAGGCAATTTATCTAAGCCAGACATTTGTTCGGCTTTGTCACCAGCAAACAAACTGCCTAAGATGTTAGATGATCCAAGACCCTGCTGTAGCATAGTTCCCACAACAGCGTCTTTGGTGTCACCACCGAGAGCCTTACTGATCAGGAAGTTTGTCGCAAGATCAGCAATTGGATTGCCAGACCCCGTAAGGAGCTTACTGCCAAAACTTAGAATTTTATCTAACATCTACTTCTCCAATTGCTATGTACTATCATTAGCACATTCGGCTTAGATCATCAATTCAAAGTGTGGAGCGTCGATAAATGGACGACGGCCTTGTGAACGACGTGTGTCAATGTAATCATTCATAGCAGATTCCATGTCGCCATCCCACTGCGCAATGTTAGGAACAGTCCATGCCGCACCCCAACGCACGGGCACATCTACCGCACGGGCACCTTCTGCCATCGCATCCGCGATCTCATCGTACAAGTTGAGTTCCCAACGGTCCCCCGAGCAATACGCCATCAAATCAACAGCAATCCCGTCTAGATGCTTAGACTTCATTGTCTGGCTTGCGCCCTTAGCAACCAACTCACGTTGCTCCTCGATGGTTCTAAGACCACAGATCACAGAGAA